ATACACCCGTAGCACGAGCCACCTCCTCCCTCAGATTGTCCGCAAATGCCGCCCTGGCCGCTGTGAAGTCTTTGCTCCTCAGCCACTCCACCACCATCGCTCCGACAGTATCCTTGCCGCTGCGCTTCTTGCCGCTGATGCCGATTAGCATGACTGTCTGATTAGGTGTCTGACTAGGTGTCTGGTGCGCGTACATGCCACCATCCTCAAAGTGCTGTTATTGCTGCGTTTACTCATCCTGCTGGGTGTCTGAAGTAGCGTCTGCTGGAGTGTCTGAAGAAAGCCCCGTGTGGGAGGGTTTAGTTGGGGGTGGGGTGTGGAGACTGCTACCCCCCGGTTGTGGGGTGCCCCCACCTTCATTCTCAGCAGGATCGTCATTGCCTGGTGAGTCAGTGGTGAGTTTCGCGTCAGATGCTTCCGGTTCCTCCGTTTCAATCACATTCGCTGCGGATACAACATCCGTATTCAGCCTGACTGACTGGAGATTCATTAGCTGATCTGCACTGATGCTGGACTCGATCCTGTGGTTGCGAACGTCCACCTTCTTGCTTGTCGCATACTCATCGCTGAACCTGGCGCCAAGTAGCTTCATGGCTAAATGACCGTCACCGTTAGCTATGCCGTCGTTGACCGTACCTAGCGCAAAAGCTTGGTATTCTGTCTCTGCCTGCTGGATTGCATCCGAGAAGTCAGAGTACTTCTTTGCCCAGTCATACAAGTTCGACTTCGGGATGGCAGCAAGTGCTGCTGCTCGCAAAACCGGAAGACCTGACCTGACATTCTTCAGGAATGCTTCCACCCTATCAGGCGTGTAACCTGTCCTCCTGCCTGTCTTCTTGCCTGTTCCCAGCTTGCTCTCCTGATCCGCTCTTGCGCTGAATACTGATGCAGGCATCTGCACCGGAGCGTTGTAGAGTTCATCCAGCTTTGCCTTTCTCTCGACGATCTCCTCCTCAGTCAACTTGACCACCTTGCCAGGCACCGGAGGCTTGTTCGTTGCCTTCTTACGTTGTGCTTTTTTAACTGCCATAAGTTTTTGCTAAATTCTGCAACCGGGCCTCTCAACTATTACTGTCAGTAACCATTAGAACACATAGCCGCTGAGGAAGCGGACTTGAAGTTGGCCCGGTTGCATAAAAGTCATTTCATCCTACGGAACTGATTATCCGCTCTTTTGCTGTGCTTCCTGCCTTCGTTGGCACTGGGGCTGTCTAGCTTCTCCCAGTTCCTAAGCTTCTCTGCGTTTTTAGCTCTCACACTCACCACGCATCCGTTGTCTATTCCTACTAATCTGATATCTGTCACCTTATCCTTCATCGTTATATGCCTTTCTTGAGGCGTACATACACCTCAGAGACGTTTTTACTTCTCTGGAGTACCAACACAGCGGCCAAGGTTCTTTCGTACCTCAGAAAGCTTCCTAGCCATCTCCTGCCTCTGCTCATCTGTCAGCCTGGGCCTAGTGTCCTTCTTGGCCACCTTCTTCTCTGCCGCGAACGGTGTAGGCTTTTCTATCCCACTCGCCAACTGACGCAGGTGATGCTCCATCCGCTTCAGTTGCCGGTACTGCTCCTGGTCTTCTTTCCTGATCCGGTTACCTGCCACATCGTAAACTCCGTTCTCCTCCAGCATCTTCATCTGCTCACGCACCTGCTCCAGTTGGAGTTTGTAGGAGTAGGCATCTTTGCTGTTTAGAATCTTCATCTTAGCGGTATTAGCTATAGTGCTACTATGCTTAATAGCTTAATAGTTAACTATATATCTATTAAGCATTATAGCTATATAGCTACTATAGCTATTATTACGAAATAAATGCACCTAAGTGTCTGATCTTCAGTAAGTACTGAATGTAGTTTTTTTATTTTCTTACAGATATGCATAGTCATCAGTGCTTCATGTTGTACTTTTTGCTAAAAATGACAAACTGTCTGTACTGGGTTTTGTATGCCTGTCTGTTGTCTAGGAGTGCTTGCACTGTGTCTCTTGCATTTGTCACTGTGCCGTGATTTTTGCGGTTCCACCACTTAGCAACCTCGTTTGAGGAGTAACCTGCTTTTAGCCCCAGATACATGCAGACGCTTCTAGGCCAGACTATTTGCGGTCTACGGTCTCTAGCTTTCATCTCAGCGATACTTAGTCCCCAGTACTCACTGGCAGCTTCAGCTATCAGTTTGAGCCTTCTGTGGCTACCTGGAGGATCAGCAGGGTAGGTTTTTAGGTTAACCTCCACAGTTCCAGTGCTGGCTTTGTGTGAGTCCCGCTGGTGCTTCTTGTCGTGTGATGACTCTTCACCACCACCCACCTCACCTGCGATCTCTCCAGGTCGGCTATCATGTTCTTGATTATCCATAGTTCAGTCTCGTTGCGGCATGGCTCAGAGATCGCTATTGCGCCCCGGCTCAGTGCCTCCTCCTTAGTTATTGCCTTGTCGATCAGACTCATCACTTGGTCTGTAGTTCTTACTCTCCTGCCACACTACTCTGGCGGCATTGAAGATTTTCCACGCAGTTTGCAGTTCAGGCTTTGACCACCATCGCTCAATGACCGGCCTTGGCTCAGTGGCACATATTACCAGGCTGAGGCAGTGCGGGTTTGGCTTCATAGTCTTACGATATGCCGCCAGTTGCTGCGGCCAGGTTTCGTAGAACGCAGGCTTCTTCTCATCGTTCCAGCGTTGTGTCTTGTAGTCGATTAGCGTCACCCCGCGCTGGTTCCTCAGTTCAGCCACCAGGTCGATTGTGCCGCCATAGCCTAGCTTCTTGTTAACAACCGTCTTCTCAACTGCAATGACCTTCTTGACGTTTTTCTGTGCCCACCTGATGTAAGTCTCAACGTAAGGAAAGATGTCCGGGTCTTCCTGCTCATCGTAGGTGCCCAGGTTGTACATCTCTATGCCGTGGTGGACTCTGGTGCCAAAGTCGAGGATGTCTCTCTTTGCCGCCTTAGCGTATCCGTGAATGCGGTTGATGTAGTCCTTCTCTGACTCTCCTTCTTCATGAGGATACTGAAGGCACTGCTTCACCATCTCATCGCACTTAAATTTAGTTATTCTTGGCTTTTCGATTAGATTAAGCACCCCAGACACACTAGGAACTAGATTCTGATTCCTAGCATGTCTGAGGTTTGTTTGCTTTCCATCCTCCTGCCAGTGACAAGCCTCAGCCTGCATTGTGTACCAGTGCTGGCTCGGGCTTTTCTTCTCTTCTTTTGGCAGTGGGATGATCATCAGTATGGAGCGTTTTCGTTCTGTCTCTTTTCGTTCTGTCTCTTCTCGTAGGCAGCCTTCATCCGCTCCCTAGTCCCAGCACCGTCATAGTCACTTGACGGACTCAGTTCCACCTGGCCAGGCATGATGCTACTGATGTTGGCCCACTTGTCATCGCGGTGCTTAATGTTCACCAAGGCAGTCTTGCCGATGACTGATTTTGCGATGTCCGGGCCTTGCGGAGTCATCTCTAGCTCGATGCCCCAAGCGTCCAGAAACGGCTTTAGGTGGCCCTGATCCGACAGTGTCGCACCAAACATGCGATCTATTTGGTAAGGCTGCCCGTCAGCCATCTTCTGATCTGACTCAAACACAAGCCTAATCTTGGCTTGTGGTTTCCTGTCCTCAGTGGGGCCAGGCACCAACCTCATCCCAGTCTTGGGATCAGGCTCAATGCCGTAGGCTTCACCGCAATCAATAACATCCACGCAGACCACGTTGTGTGGGCCTGCCGGTGCCAGTTCGTATCCTGTGCTATTTACTATTATCATCTGTTATCTATTTGTTGTTTTTCCAACTGTGGAAATTCTCCCCAACCTGTCAAAGCCAAGAAAGCAGGTTGGGGAAGGCAGGCTGGATCGGAACCACCTAGAAACCGCGCCTGCCAAAATTCGTTAATCATTATCACCGTCTTCCTCGCAGTGTGGGCACTCTATGCCAGTGCCTTCGTTGGTGAAGGTGCGCCCACAGTCTCTGCACTCATCCTTCCACTCTCTGTAGTCATCGTCGTAGTCGTAGCTCATAATTGCTCCCTAGATAGTTCTATTATTTTGTTCTTTGCTTCATCCTCAGCCTTGTCTAACTCACTGAGAAGCGTTTTCAAAATTGCTGTCACTGTGACATCGTTGTCTTCTGCCAACTGCTTGATAGCCTTGATGTCTTTCTCCCACATCCAGGCTGACAGTATTTTCTTCTTCTTAGGTCGCTCAGGCGTTGCGAGTTTTGCGGGTCTGTGCCGTGTATGCTTTCGCCTCATTGCTCAACTAAATCTGATTCTCTTATTATGCGGAACCAGTCATCTGCTCTCACAGTCACTAGCCAATCGCAGTTCTTCTTCTTGTGTGCCACCACAGGTATCTGATGCTCCTTGGCATCTCTGATCGCCTGATCCATCGCTTTCTGCACGTTTAGCTTCTC